AAGAATGTCGAGAATTGTTTGTGCCTTCGGTCGGGAAAGTTCTTGTTGGAGCAGATGCTTCAGGAATTGAAGCTAAATGTTTAGCCCATTATATTTGTAATTATAAAGGTGGAAAAGAATATAAGGATTTAATTTTAAACGGTGACATTCATACTTATAACATGAACGCAGTTAACTTGAATGATAGACAACTTGCAAAGACTATGCTTTACGCAATACTTTATGGTTGTTCATTTAAAAGGTTATCGCAAATTTTAAAAGTACCCTTACATGAAGGTAAACAAATTTTAGAAAAATTCTATACACAGTTACCTTTCTTAAAAGAAATCAAAAATGATTTACTAATGAGAATTGAGGACGGTGGAGAGATAAGAGCAATCGATAAAAGAATATTAACGATAAGATCAGGACACGCAGCTTTAAATAGTTTGATTCAAAGTTGTGCTGCGATTGTTATGAAAACAGCTTTAGTTATCCTTTGGGAAAAATTAAAAGATAAAGACGCATTTGTTGTAGCAAACATTCACGATGAATTTCAAATAGAAACCACGAAAGAGTTGGCAGAAGAAGTAGGTCAAATTGCAATCAAATCAATCCAAGAAGCAGGCGAGCAACTTAAACTCCGAGTTCCCCTTGCAGCAGAATACAAAGTCGGAAGAAACTGGGCAGAAACCCACTAACCCTAAATGGCGTAAATGGGCTTCAAATGCCTTATGTAACCAACGTATTAGAAAAGGACACGACTGTGGTTTAACTATAAGTCAGTTAATTGCTATCGTTCCTGCGTATTGTCCTTGCTGTAGTCAACAGTTAGTACCTCAAGGAAAGCAGAGTAACTCACCTACAGTTGATCGTTTAGATAGTCGTAAAGGTTATAAATTAGATAACATTTGGATTATTTGTCATAGCTGTAATTCTATTAAAAGTAACGCCTTAAAACCCTTAACTTTATACCGTGTCGCTGACGCTTGGTATGTCGAATTAAAAGAAAGAAAAAAATCATGCAAGTAATTTTAGTTTTAACAGATGTAAAAAATAAAGAAGGACAAAGTAGAGTAACTTTTTCTATGTTCGAAAAACCTCAACCAGATGAACCTCTTGATGAAAGTTTATTAGATAGTCCCTCAATTCAATTAGGAACAATGTTGTCAGCGTTTTTAAAAACAATCGAACAGCACGGTAAAACTTTTATTAATACAGTTATTTCAGAAGAAAGAAAAAGACGATATTCAAAAGACGATTTCAGACATCACATAAAAAAATACGACAATGTTATTGAAATAGATTTAATGAATTTTAAACCAAAAGGAAAAGGTAATTAATGAGTACACTATTAATAGATGGAGATATAGTAGCATATCAAATAGCATTTAGAACAGAAGAAGCTATTAGATGGGATAATGGAATATGGACTTTACATTCAGATGAAAAAGATTGTATTAGATTTATTGAAGAATGGTTTTCAACATTAGTAGCAGATACTCAATGTGAAAATGTAATAGTAACTTTTTCTGATAAAGAAAATTTTAGAAAAAAGATATTAGAAGATTATAAAGCTAATCGTAAAGATCAGCGAAAACCTTTAACCCTTAAATTTTGCAGAGAGTACATTACTAAAAAATGGAAAACTTATGTAAAACCTACTTTAGAAGCTGATGATGTATTAGGTATTTTAGGTACTTCCAATTCTATCAAAGGTACTAAAATTATTGTTACAACAGATAAAGACTTAGATCAAATTACAGGTCTACATTATAATCCAGTTAAAAAAGAATTTTATAAAATTTCTAAAAAAGAAGCTGATTACAATTTTTATTTTCAAATTTTAAAAGGGGACAGTACCGATAACTATAAAGGGTGTCCAACTTACGGAGATGTGAAGGCTAGTAGAGTTTTGTCGACTTCAAAAAACTACTGGGAAACAGTTGTTAAGTGTTTTCTAGATGAAGGATTAACAAAAGAAGATGCTTTAGTTCAAGCACGAGTAGCACGAATATTAAGAAACACAGATTATAATTTTAAAAAGGAGATACCAAAACTATGGCAAAAATAGAAGCAAACGAAATATTACAAACTACATTAGATTTAGTTACAGGTAATAGACAAGATCAAAACGGAGATAAAAGGAAAAACCATCAAAACATAGCTAATATGTGGACAGCTTATCTTACTAATGAGTTTGGTAAAGAGTTGTTTATTAGAGCTGACATGGTTGCAAACATGATGGTTTTACTAAAAGTTGCAAGAACTCAAGCAGGTAAATTTAATATTGATGACCATGTAGACGCTTGTGGTTATGCAGCAATTGCAGGAGAAATTAGATCGGAAGACACGCATGGATAATGGAGTAAAGAGGTGGAAAAAGAAAACTTGGAAAAATGTCGATATTTTAATGGAAGATGTTTTCTACGCTAGAACCCCAGATTTAGGTAAATACTTCCCACCTTCAACTGAAGCTAAAATGGAAGTAATTGCAGAAAATAATGTTAGGTCTACTGTTGAAGAAATACCATTAGAACCCTTACCAGAACCAAAGGAAACAAATGAAAAAACTACTAAAGAAAATACTACTGTGGTTGTCGAACAACCCCCTAAAATATAAATTTGTTTTAGTGGTTTGGGAAGATGCAAACTCCGATAGCTCGTGGAACGAGTTGTCGACCATTGAAGCTATGCTTCCTACTGTCTGTTTAAGTACAGGCTTTATAATGAAACAATCAGAAGACGCTATGATCTTGGCTTCTGATTTTACAACAGACCTTAAAAATGGTGAATACGCTGTATCTGAAGCAGGTAATACTATGGTCATTCCCTCCAAAAACGTACTAAAAGTAGTACAAATCCCCCTAAACTTAAAAATCAAATAGATTGGTTGCCCTCTTGGATAACTTATGAACTTATCAAAAGAATTACTCGACTATTTAGACAAGCAATTCCCAAATCAAAGTCCAAATTTAAACGATAAAGAACGTGAAGTTTGGTTTAAATCTGGTCAAGCTAGTGTTGTTAAACATTTAAAACAACTTTTAGATGACCAAAATAAAAACATCTTAAATAACAATATAATCAAAAGGAAATAAAACTATGTGTGGAAGTATATTTAAACCACCTAAGCCACCTGCACCACCACCTACTCCTGCTCCTCCTGCAACTATAGTAAATGCACAGGCAGCAACAATAAGGGAAACAGCACCTCAAGTACCTAGATCAGCAAGTTATAACTCTGCTGTGGCAACGAGAAGACGTGGTAAAAGAGCATTGAGAATACCTTTAACTGAAACAGCTTTAGCTAATGCAAATGCAGGAGTTAAAGTTTAATGGAATACCAAACAGCACGAAAGAGATATGCTCAACTTGAAGAAATTCGAGAGCCTTTTTTAACTCGTGCACGTGATTCAGCAGAATTTACAATCCCCTCTCTTATCCCAAGAGAAGCTCACACTAGAACAGCAAAACTCTACACTCCGTATCAAGGTATTGGTGCAAGAGGTACAAATAATTTAGCAAGTAAACTCTTACTTGCCTTACTCCCCCCTAACACTCCTTTCTTTAGATTAGCTATTGATGAATTTACAATGGCAGAAATAGCAGGTCAGGGTGGTATGAAAGGTGAATTTGAAAAAGCATTAGGTTCTCTTGAAAGAGTTGTAATGAATGAAATGGAAGTTAACAATTTTAGAACAACTATTTTTGAAGCTTTAAAACATTTAATTATAGGTGGAAATTGTCTTCTTTATATTACACCAGAATTAAGTATGAAAGTTTACCATTTAGATAGATACGTTTGTAAAAGAGACGCTACTGGTAATGTTTTAGAAATAATTACAAAAGATACAGTTAGTCCAAATTCAGCTCCTCCTGCAGTAATTGAAAAATTACAAGGAGAGCAAACTTCTTCTTACGAAAATACAATCGATATCTATACGTACGTTAGACGTTCGGAAGATAATAAAAAGTGGCTTGTCCATCAAGAATGTGGCGATGAAATATTGCTAGACAGTCAAGGGACTTACCCTCTCGACAAGTCACCTTTTATTCCCTTACGATACACTTCAATCGACAATGAGGATTGGGGTAGAGGATTTATTGAAGAATATATTGGAGACTTACGTAGTTTAGAATCATTATATAGATCAGTTGTAGAAGGTTCAGCAGCTTCAAGTAAAATTTTATTTTTAGTAAAACCTAACGGAAGTACAAGACTTAAAACTTTATCTGAAAGCCCTAACGGTGCAATTAGAGAAGGTAATGCCGAAGATGTTACTACACTTCAAGTTAACAAAGGTGCTGATTTTAATATCGCTTTCCAAACAATGAGAATGATACAAGACAGATTACAATTTGCATTTATGTTAAACACATCAGTACAACGTGATGCTGAAAGAGTAACAGCTAAAGAAATTGAATACGTTAGCCAAGAACTAGATGATAGTTTAGGTGGTCTTTACTCGTTGTTATCGCAAGAATTACAATTACCTTTGATTAATAGATTAATGTATCAAATGGAAAAGAAGAAAAAATTACCTACATTACCTAAAGGACAAGTAAGACCTAAAATTGTTACTGGTTTAGAAGCATTAGGTAGGTCTACAGATTTACAAAGATTAAATACATTTGTTCAACAGATAGCTCCGTTTGGAGAAAGTGGCTTACAATCTTTGAACATTGGTGAGTATATAAAAAGAGTTGGTACTTCTTTAGGAGTAGACATGGACGGTTTGATTAAAGATGAACAACAAATGGCTATGGAACAACAACAAGCACAAGAAGAACAATTACAGGCTCAAGTAGCAGGTAGTGTAGCTAAAGAAGGTATGGGAATGGCGAGAGACGCAGCAAAGGGAGATCAACAAGCACAAATAGAACAAGCAAAGGAAAATAACTAATGGAAGAAGCTAATAAACTCCAAGTACCCGAAGAAACATCAAAAGATAGTCAAGAGCATATAGATGCTATGGTTCAAAAAGCAGATGCACAGGCTAATACAAAAGATATTAACACAGGTGAGGAAACTACTCCTGTCAAAGAAGAAGCTCCTAAAGTAGAAGAAAAAATACTTGGTAAGTTTAGTTCTCAAGAAGAACTAATTAAATCTTATCAAGAATTAGAAAAAAAATTAGGACAACCAAAAGAAGAAGATACACCTACAGAAACATTAAAAGCTGATGCACGTGCAGAAGGTCTTAAAGGAATTGATTTTAATTCTATTCAAGATGAGTTTGAAGAACATGGTTCATTAAGTGATGAAACGATGAAAAACCTAGAAGCTTCAGGATTACCTAAATCGTATGTTGATAATTACATCGAAGGTATAAAAGCTGTAGCTACTAGGTTTGAAACCCAAGCACACGATAGTGTTGGTGGTAAAGAAGAATATGGAAAAATGATTGACTGGGTTACAAATAATTTATCTACAGAAGAAGTACAATTATTTAACGCAGGTATTGATAAAGATGACCAAACTGCTTTATACACAATTAAAGGTATGGCAGCTCGTTATAGAGCTGAAACTACTGAGCCAAATTTAAGAGTAGGAGAAACTGGAACAACAAGTATGGGATTAAAATATGAAAGCATGGCACAAGTCAAAGCTGATATGTCTAATCCTAAATATGCAAGTGATCCAGCTTATAGAAAGCAAGTAGAAGATAAACTTGCTCGTTCTACTATTATATAAGTTTTAGGTTAAGTAATTACACCTAAAAAAGTAAAAGAAAGACAATACCCTCTGAGGAGGACAATACTGATACTGCTTTTAACTAAAAGTGAAGTTAATTACATTTTAATAACGAAAGGAATACTATATCATGTCAAATGCAGTAGTATCAAATTTAGGACAAGCAGCAGCGTCAGGTTCGACAACTGCACTTTTCTTAAAAGTATTTTCGGGCGAAGTTCTTACTGCGTTCGAAGATGCACAATCAACAGCCGACAAACACGTTGTTAGAAGTATCAGTTCAGGTCAGTCAGCTCAATTTCCAGTTATGGGTAAAGCAACAGCTTCATACCATACTGCAGGAAATGAGATTACTGGTGGTACTATAACACATAACGAAAGAACAATTGCAATTCAAGGATTGCTTATTGCTCCTACGTTTATCGCTAAAATAGACGAAGCGAAAAACCATTATGACGTTAGATCACAATACTCAAAAGAGTGTGGAAATGTTCTAGCTCAAACTATGGACAAGCACGTCTACCAACAAATCATCAACGCATCAAGAGGAGGAGCTGCTGCACCACAAGCTGCAGGGCAACAAATCACCGATGCTGACTTCGTTACTAACGGAGCATCTGCTGCTGCAGCTATTTTCGAAGCTGCTCAAAAGATGGACGAAGCTAACATACCAGAAAACGACAGATATTGTGCCGTTTCACCTGCTGCTTATTACTCTTTAGTACAAACTACTAACGTAATCAACAGAGATTGGGGTGGACAAGGTGCTTACGCTGAAGGTGAAGTATTAAAAGTTGCAGGAATTCACATTGTGAAAACTAACAACTTACCTTCTACAAACATAACATCTGGAGTTCTTGACGGATCTGACGGTACATTGGGTGGAGATTACTCAAATACTGTTGGTGCTGTTTGGCACAAATCTTGTGTTGGAACAGTTAAGCTAATGGATTTAGCTGTTGAGATGGAATATGACGTTAGAAGACAAGGTACTTTACTTGTAGCTAAATACGCTATGGGTCACGGTATTCTTAGACCTGACGCAGCGTTCGAAATCAAAACTTCGTAATTTATTTACGTTGTTTTTACTGATTTTAGGGGTCGAGAAATTGACCCCTGAAGTCGACAACTTCAAATAGAAAAATCACAAATAAAACATATATGACAACATCAACAACAACAAAATTAGAAGCAGTAAATGTTATGATGACATCAATAGGAGAAACTCCTGTTAACACAATAACATCTGCAACAACAACTGATGTGTCTATTGCAATATCAATATTAGATAATGTAAATCGAGAAGTACAAAGTGTTGGCTGGCATTTTAATTCCGATCAAGATTATCAATTAACTCCAAACACATCTAATCAAATTGAACTTCCCTCTAATTGTTTAAGAATAGATACCTCTGGTGCAAGTGCTAACAACGATTATGTAGAACGTGCTAGAAAATTATGGGATAGAAAAAAACATACATACACTTTAACTGATGAAATAGTTTACGTTGACATTGTTTGGTTTTTAGATTTTACAGAAATACCTGAAGCAGCTAAAAGATATATTACAATAAGAGCTGCAAGACTTTTTCAAGATAGAATGTTAGCATCTGATTTGCTACATAAATTTCATCAAGTAGATGAATTACAAGCTTTGTCTGTTTTAAAAGAAGCAGAAGGAGATACTAGAGATCACAGTATCTTTAATAACTATGACGTTGCTAGAACATTAGATAGAAATAACTTTCAACCAGAAGATTAACAATGGCTAGATTAGTTAGTTCTTCAATTCAAAATTTATTAAACGGTATTTCACAACAACCAGATACAGTTCGATTACCAAATCAAGCAGCAATTCAAGAAAATGGATTGTCTGATGTTGTGTTTGGTTTAGGTAAAAGACCACCTACAGAACACATTGCTAAATTAAGTACAGCAACGGACACAGCAGTTAAAACGCATTTAATTAATAGAAGTGAAATAGAAGAATACCAAGTTCTAATTACAAACGGTGGTATTAAAGTTTACACATTAGCAGGGGTTGAAAAAACTGTTGTAGCACCTTCGGGTTTAAGTTATTTAACAACAACAACTCCTCAAACAGATATTAACTGTATTACAGTTGCAGATTACACATTTATTATTAATAAAAATACTACAATTGCTAAATCAGGAAGTGTGTCTACTTCTCGACCTGACGAAGCTTTATTCTTTATTAAAAACGGTCAATACAAAACAACTTATAAAATTACAATTGACGGTGTAGAAAAAGCAAGTTTTGAAACTTTAGATAATTCAAGTTCAAGTAACGCAAGTTCGATTACAACAGATAACATTGCTACTGAATTAACAAATGATTTAAACAGCAATTTATCTGGTTTTACAGTTGTTAGAGACGGATCTGTAATCTACGTTAAGAAAAATTCAGGGACGTTTGATGCAGGAGTTTCAGACGGTTTAGGTGGAGACGGTATTATATTATTAAAAGATAAAACTCAAAACTTTTCAGAATTACCATACAAAGGCTACCTAGATTTTTTAATCGAAATCACAGGAGATAGTGGTACTCAATTTGATAATTATTATGTTAAATGGGACGGTACTGCTTGGGTTGAAACAGTTAAAGATGGAATAGATAATAATTTATCTGCAACTACAATGCCTTTCGTACTTATTAGAACAGCAGACGGTAATTTTAGATTTACCCCATGTGACGGAGGTACTTACACAATTAGTGGTATAAATTATGACGACCCTTCTTGGAAAAGTAGAGAATGTGGAGATACTGAAACAAACCCAGATCCTTCATTTGTCGGTACAAAAATTAATGATATGTTTTTTTATAGAAACAGATTGGGTTTTTGTTCTGATGAAAATGTAATCTTTTCTAAAGCAGGAGAATTTTTTAATTTCTATTACACTACAGTAACTACGACACAAGATGATGACGTTGTAGACATTTCGATGTCACACAATAAAGTTAGTATTTTAAAATATGCTGTACCTTTTAATGAAGAATTAATTTTATTTTCAGATCAATCACAATTTATTTTAAAACCAGAAGAAACACTTACAGCTAAAACTGTATCTATTAACCAAGCAACTGAGTATGAAATTTCTGATAAAGTCAAACCCATAGGGTTAGGTCAGAATATTTACTTTGCTAGTAATAGAGGATCTCATAGTGGTGTTTCAGAATATTTTATTTCAAGTGATGGAGATGTTAAAGATGCTACAGATACTACAATTAATTTACCTAGATATATTTTAGCAAACATATTCTCACTTAAAGGTTCTTCAGGTGAAAAAACATTATTTGCTTTATCTGATGGAGATAGAAGTAAGATTTTTGTTTATAAGTATTATTTTGATGCAAACCAAAAAGCTTTACAAAGATCATGGTCTACTTATTCACTTGCAAGTACAGATGTTATTTTAGGAATAGATATTATTCAAAACTTTGCTTATTTAATTATTAAAAGAGCTGACGGTACTTACGTTGAAAGAATGAATTTAAAAGCTAATGAAGTTGATGCTAATTTAACTTTTCCAGTTTTATTAGATAGAAAAACAACAGTTACAGGTGTTTATGCAAGTGGTACAAATTTAACTACGTGGACAATTCCTTACCCTGAAACTGCTCCTATGGAAGTTGTTTATAACGGTTCTTGGAGTTCTACAAAAAAAGGAAGAAATTTAACTATTGCACAACCTACATCTACTACACTTACATCTTTGGGAGATCACTCTGATTACCCTTGTTTAATTGGTAGAAAGTATAATTTTAAATATAAGTTTTCTACGTTCTATCCTAGAGAAACTAAAGCAAGTGGTGCAGGCTCAACGATTAGTGCAGGTAGATTACAATTAAAAACAATTGCTTTAATCTACGGTGATAGTGGGTATTTTGAAGTAACAGTAAGTCCTAAAGCAAGAACAGCAGGGGTATATAAATTTACAGGACAAATACTAGGATCAAGTAGTTTTACATTAGGTACGCCTTATCCCGATAGTGGGGATTTTAAAGTTCCTATTCAATGTCGAAATCAAGATGTAGCTATAGAAGTTAACAACAATAGTTATCTTCCTTGTAATTTCTTATCGGCAGAATGGACAGGTATATTCTCAATTCTATCGACTAGAAATATATCTTAATGATTGAAGAAAGAGACAGTATTGAAGAAGATTGTCAGTTATTAATTGATGATCTTAGACCTGATGATTTTAATGAAGTAGTTACAATTACAAAAGAACACCCTTTAAAACCTGTAGTAAGAGGGTTTAAGACTGCAAAATTATGTAGATCAATTATTAAAGATGGAAACTTTGTAGCTATGTACGGTGTATGTCCTACAGAAAACCACATGGTTGGTTCTCCTTTTTTATTAGGAACAAATAGATTTTTAGAAATAGCTTTACCCTTTGCACGTCAATGCAAAGATAGAGTTAAAGAAATGCAAGACTTATATCCAATTCTTTGGAATTTTATAGATAGTCGAAACGAAGTTCATTTACGTTGGATTAAATGGTGTGGTTTTAAAATAATTAACAAAACAAAAATAGAAGGAATAGATTTTTATGAATTTATTAAAATTTAAATATGTGTAACCCTTATGCTTATGCTGCATTGCAGTTTGGAAGTGCGTACGTTCAGTATAAGAACGATAAAGCTCAAGCTGCTGATATCAATGATAACACTACACAAACAGCTAAACGTATTAGGGACGAGGCTATTTACACAGATATATCTTTACAAAAAAAGAAATCTGGAGAATACGATAAAACAGCAGGAGAGAAATTTAAATTAGCTTTAGAAGCTAAACAGAAATCAGGTACAGCTAAAGTACAATTATTTGAACGAGGTATTCAAGGTAACACTTTTGATTATTTAATTAACGATATTGACAGAAATAAGGGTAGAGCTTTTGAAGTAACTGATACAAATTATGAAAACGTAATTATTAGTATTGAAGATAGCAGACTTGCTTACAACAGACAGTTTACTAATCAAATATTAAATTTACCTAGAGCAGCTAAACCTACATTCGGAGCTTATGCTCTCGGTGCTGCAGCTAACTCATCAATGGCGTTTATGAACGCTAGTGCTCCTGACACGCCACCAACTACAGGAAATAAAGTAACCTAATGGCTAAAATAGATACAGATATAACAACAGGTTCAATAAGTAGTATTGGAACAACTCCAGCAGTTAACGTAGGTTCAGGAGGTAAAGTTTTCGACAGTAATTCACAAGTATTAGCTAGGTCTTTATCAAGTGTAAGTGAAGCATTAGGTAAATACGTTCAGATAAAAGAAAAAGAAAAAGCTACTGAACAAACTTTAGAAGGTGCAAATGCTATTAATGGTATGACACTTGGAGAAGCTAAAGAATTACACAAAGCAGGTTTCCCAGATATTAAAAACGAATGGGCAAGATATGGAGCATATAAACAATATGCGTCTAACGCCTCTGATAACTTTGTCTTTGAATTTCAAAAAGAATACCAAGCAAACGCCTACAGTAAAGAGTGGAACTGGCAAACAGCTTTATCAGAAAAAATGTCTACGTTTAATGAAGGTAAACAAGATGACGTTTATTTTGGAAGTGCTATGAACGCAGCTAATGAAACAATTAAAAAATGGATAAATGCTCAAGAATTAGTCAAAGAAAGTAAATTGTTAACTGAAAGAGTTAATAAAGATACAGCGTTTGCAATCACTACAATACCAGAAAAAATTAGAACAAAATTAGAAGTTCAGTTCATGGAAGATTATGCCATGCCTTATGATTACGATACGGGTGAATTTCAAGCAGAAAAAGATAAGTATATGTTTGAAAATTTTAATAAAGCATGGGACGAAGAATTACAAATAGTTAAAGACAACTTAAACCCTGCACTTACTTTATCTGACCTTGATGGTCTTATTATTGAAGCAGGAGAAAGTCACATTGCAACTGACGGAAGATTTGCAGCTTTCTACGCTAAAATGTTAACTGAAAGACGAGCTGACGGTACTCCATCTATTGCAGAAAATCCTAGATGGAACGAAGCAGCTTCAGCGTTGTTAGCAAAAATAGCAGGACTAGAAGGTTTGAATAATTTTGAAAGTGATTTTAATTCAGGTAAAACAATGAATTACGATAATTCAGAATATAATAAAAACGCTAATGAATTATTAAAACAAAAAATTAAAATTATTAAAGCTAGTAATAATAATATTTCAGATGCTCAAGCTTTTGAATTAGCCATAGACGGTATGTTACCTGCTTTAAAAGATAACCCACCAGTAACTTATATTAAAGATATTCTTTCAAGAAATATAAGTAGGGGATCGACAGAGCAAAGTAGATTAGCTTTTAGTTTAGCTTTAAAATTACACCAAAACGGAATGTTAGGAGCTTACTTTAATAAAGATAATAAGATGTCTGTATTTTGGAGCATTGCAGTTAAGAAGGCTCAAGCAGGAGGAAACCCTGATGACATCTTAAAAGAACTTGGTCAATATTCAAATAATTTTAAATCATACACAACTCTAGTTTCTGAAAATAAAGAAGAATTTAAAAATGACTTTGGAAATTTAGACATGATGAAACCTAAAAATAAACAAATTATTTACGCTATGGGTGAATACTTTAAAAATGTAGCAGGTGAAGATTGGAAAGTAGGTTTAATTGATTGGGTTGAAATTAATTATGAAGAATATGGTGGAGTTCTTTACAGTAAAAATGAACTACAAGAATTAGGAATTAACGCAGAAGATTACGAATTTTCTAAAAAAGTAATCGCAAAGATGTTAGCTAAAAAATTAGAATTAACTAATAACATCGATAGTGATTGGGAAGTCGCTGATCTAAATAACATGGTTGATATAATGGAGCTTCCTCCTGAAAAACAACCTGTAGATTTTGATATTGAAAGTTATGAGTTAATTATAAACCCTGAAGATGGTGAGCTTTCACTAGGAGTTAAAGCAGCAGATTATGATTATCAACTACCTTCTACAATGACAACAGAAGATGGGAATGTCTATTGGTTAACTGTACCTAAAAAAGAATTCAAACAAAAATTAATTGAAATGAAAAACGAGCAAAACGCAAAAGCTGCAGAAGAAGCAAGATTAAAAGATATTGAGATTAATAAAAACAGACGTATTGCAGCAGAACAAGAAAAATTAATAGGAGATGCACAACCGTAATGGAAAATATAAATCAAATTGATTGGGACTTTATTGGAGAACTTGAAGGTAAAGGTATTGGAACAGGTTATGTACCTAGTGAAAATTCAGGTGTAACTATAGCAACTGGCGTTGACTTAAAAGAAAAAGACGAAGACTATTTTAGAAAAATTGGCGTAAGCGAAAATATTATTACAAAAATTAAACCTTATTTTACATTAAAGGGTGCTGAAGCATCTGAAGTAGCAGGTAATTTAAAATTAGAAAATAATGAAATTTTTGAAGTAGATACAGCAGTTAAGAAAAAATATGCTAACGACATTATATTAAAATATGAAGAAGCTACTGGGCAACCTTTTACAAATTTAAGTTCAGCACAACAAACAGTAATTGTATCTGTAGGTTTTCAATATGGAAGTTTTGAAAGAACACCATCTTTTTGGAAAGCAGTAGTTGCTAATGATTGGGGATCTGTAGAAAAAGAATTAAGAAACTTTGGAGATAACTATACGACAAGAAGAATTAAAGAAGCTGACTTATTGTCAGCCATGAAAAAAAAACCGACTGTAGTTAAACAAGATTTAAAAGCACCTACACAAATTGAAGAAGATTTAAAACCTTTACAAGCTGATGTAAATTTAGAGTCACCTGAAAAAAAAGAAATGCCTAACACATACCGAGCTCCTCAAAATGCTTGGAATAAAAGAGAAGAAGGTGGAGAATTATATTTAGATAGAGTTTTTAAAACTTATCAGAATTGGAACGATGCTAGAAAAGAAGCAACTTTTGGAGAAGGTGTTGTAGCAGCAGTTTCTAATAACCAAATTATACCTGCTGTAGTTAGTATACTAACAGGTGAAACTTTTAAAGCAGATGAGAAGTGGTCTTTAAATAAAAACATGGATTTTGCTAAAGAGCAATGGGATAAAGAAGGTATTAACGCTGAATTTTTTGATGAGTTTACAGGAGTTGTTTCTAAAGAGCATTTTATGCACGTACTTGAAAAAACAAAAAAACATCAAAACAATAAAGATATTTTACAAAGTATGGGTTGGACAGGTGTCGGACTTGAAGTAGGAGCTTTTATATTAGATCCCGTGTCTTGGACAGGTTACGGTGCTGCTGCTAAATTACTAAAACCTGTAATGATGTCTACTTCTATATTAAGAAGACAAAAATTTACTAAGGCAGGTTTACTTTACGGAGCAACGGAAGCTACTTTATTTAGCCCTGTTGCCTACGATAGCCCAACATACGGAACGAGTGATGTTATTATCTCGGCAGCGTTAGGTGGTACTCTTGGAGGAGGAATTAGCGTTATATTTGCTAAAAACCTCAACAGTATAGCCAAAGCTGAAATGCTTATGGACATTCAAGAGAATGGTCAAAAGTTAACAACTAAAGGCGAAAAAGAATTCAAAAAGGTTATGAAACCTTTAAACACTAAAAAACTTGAGCAAACTCAAGATATAATTGAAGATACATCTATTATTCAAGATATAGGAGTAATCTTTGGTAGAGCAAGGGATATACCGTTTTTAGGATTATTTCCTTTTAATAGATCAGGAGCTCTAGGAACAAGTAAAAGTGAACTTGTAAAACTGTTTAACTTTTTAGGACACGAAGAACCTGTAGGTTACGCTTTTAAAACTGGTGCTAAAAAAGGACAAATAGCAGCTCAAGAAGATACTGTAGAATTAATTAAAAACGCAGTAATTCAAGGTGGGCATAATCTTGTTTATAAAGAAGTGTTACCTGCTCTTAAAGCATATTTAAAAGAACAAGGTCACGGAACTATAGGTGGCTTTATGCAGTTATCTAAAAAGAAAGAATTTATGAAAATGGTTGCAAGAGCAATCAGAAGTAAAAACCCTACGGGTAACATACACGTAGATAAAGCTGCAAAAGCTTATCGTGATGGGTTTAGATTTATGGCAGATGAAATTAAAAAGTCTGGGATAGATGGTTCAGAAAGACTTACACATTTTGATCAATACTTACCTAGAAAGGTATCTGTTGAAAGATTTGGTGAATTAGAAAACAAAATTAAGTTTGACGGAATAGTAGAATTATTAAGAGGAGCTATTGAAGGAAAAGTAGCTACTAAAGTTTTAGATAGTGCATCAGGACGACAACCCTCTGGTAAAATTAAAAAAGACAGAGCTTATAAATTAGCTAAATGGATTGCTAAATCTATTCAATTATCACAAAGAAGTGGTGGTTTTGATTTAGAAGCATTAGTTAAAATTAAAGACCCTGATAAACTTAAAGCTTATCTTGATGACGCTTTTGATCATTTACCAGAAGCAGAAAGAAAAGATTTATTTGATGGTCTTAAATCTGAAGATTTAAAACTATTAACATCTGGTCGTTTAGAAGAAAGAATTAGATTAAACGAATTATACGAAACAACAATTAACGGTTACAAAGTAAGATTAGACGATCTTTTTGAAAACGATACTGATTTACTATGGCACAGCTACATGAATGAAATGTCAGGTTGGATTGCTTTAGGTCAAAGAATGGGTATTAAAAATAGATTAGAACTAACTAAATATAAAAACAAATTAAATAACTCTATTGATGAAGCTTATAAAGATGGAGAAGCAAGTTCAAGATACCTTACAAAAAATAAATATATCGCTAAAGAAGAAAAAGCTACAATCGATAGTTTCTTTAAAAATATTTTAGGACGTAGTGCAGAAGATGACCCTACGGGTATGTTCTCGACAGCTCTACGACAATTAAGAAAATACAATTTTATGAGAGTGTTAAACCAAGTAGGTATAGCACAGCTTCCAGAATTTGCTATTTCAACTGCTCAACAAGGTTTGGGTACTCTAGTACAAGAGATACCACACTTTAAAAGACTTCTAGTTAAAGCTCAAAAAGGAGAACTAGACGATAGTTTCTTTGATGAGTTAGCTGTTATGGGCTCTGCAAACGGTACAGAATATTTATCAAGAGGTGTAACTAATTACGAAATTGAAGATATGGGTGGTACTGCAATTGGTAAAGCTCACGATGCAGCGAGAAAACAAAAAGTATTTCAATTAGCAAACGCTGGTGAACAAGCTACAGGTTATATATCTGGTTTGTTTTTAGTCGACAGTATGCAAAGAAGATTAACTATGAGGTTATTCGTAAACCGAATGGCTAAAGATTTAATCGATGTTGCTGAAGGTGGACAAAAATTAGAAAAATTAAAAGGAAGATTAAATAGATATAGAGTTCTTGGTTTTACAGATGAAGAACTAATGGCTATTGGAAAAGAATTTTCTAGTAAAAATGTAACTACTGAAATCACGTCAATGGGAAGACGAGTTAAACATTTTAACTTTGCTAACTGGGCAGATCAAAATTTAGCTCACACATTTGCTAGACGTGTAAATAGATATACTCAAAGAGCTGTCCAGTATAATTATCTTGGAGACACTAATAGATTCTTTACTGATAAAGCTTTAGGAAAATCTATGGGTCAATTCAGATCATTCATAATGACTGCTTGGTCTAAACAATTTTTACACAATATAGCTATGGCTGATATGCAAACATTTACAACATTTGCGTATACTACATTTATAGCTTCTTTAGCTTACGTAGGTCAAACACAAATGAATACTGTAGGTATGGGGAAAACTCAAAAGAAAAAATATCTAAGAGATAAATTAGGAGATTACAAACAAGGTGATTATTCAAAAATCGCTATGGCATCTTTCCAAAGATCAGGTTGGTCTTCTTTAATACCTTCTTACGCTGATATGCTTTTAGGTTCAGTTTCGCCTGATAACAGATTTAACTTTAGAACTTCAGGGTTAGAAGTAAATCTTTACACAGGAAACCCTACATACGATCTACTAACTAACGGTATAGGAAAAACAATTCAGTCTGTTTTGAAATCAACTAGAAGTGATTATAGTTTTTCAAAGATAGATATGAATAGAATGATGAGGTTATTACCTTTTCAAAATATGTACGGAATTAATAACATACTTAACTTTTTAAAGGAAAAATCTGGGCTACCTGACAAGGGAAGCACAAGTAAATTATAATAAAATATGTCAACATTTGCAATAGACACTTACACGGGCAACGCATCGACTACTTCGTTTTCGATAACTTTCCCATACATTTCTCAAGCACACGTGATAGTGACCCTAGATGGTGTAACAAAAACTTCAGGTAGTGATTACAGTTTTTCTAACTCATCTACTATTACCTTTGGATCAGCTCCTGCAAACGGTGCTGTAATTAAATTTACTAGGTCTTCTAACAGATCAGCAAGACTTGTAGATTACCAAGATGGTTCTACAATTACAGAAGCAATTCTTGACCAAGATGGAAACCAAAGTTTCTTTATGGCACAAGAAGCAATTGATATTACAGAAGGTACTTTAAATATTTCTACATCTACAGACCAATGGGACGCAATAAACAAAAGAATTACAAATGTTTCAGACCCAGTAAATAATACTGATGCAGTAAATAAACAATTTATATCAACTAACATACCTAACATCACAACAGTAGCAGGTATTAGTTCAGATGTAACAGATGTTGCTAACATAGCTTCTGATGTTACAGCAGTAGCAAATGATGC